TCTGCTATTACCGTGATCGGTACATTATAAATTAAACGAATTTTATAACTCCGTTAATATCGGCATTTATTTAACTTACAATAAGTAAATAATTATGCAACTATAGATAACCAAAAGGTTTTACCCATTTTTACGGATAGAATTAAATCTACCCTTCAAACATTGTCTATAAATTAACATTGTGTCATCGTTACAACAGTCGCCCTAAAGGGACAGACTATAACATCTCATGAAAGCCATGCCTGCTAATAACGCAAGAATGGAGAGCTGAAACCGCCGTCAAGAATAATATAACGGTCGGGGGCATTACATAAATGCACCGCTTCTCCAAAGCTAACCTCATGATCACCTACAAGAGATAATGATTTCTTAAGTACACGAGAGAATCTGCTTAATTCGCAGATCTCTAAATTACACTTATTCGAATCAGGAATGTGGCCAAGGTGAAGACTCGAAAAATTCAAGTCATCAAAAAGTTCTGAATCAATACCGGATTCTATATCTTCATAAGATATGATATCTGAGTGTTGATACTCCAGAAACTTTTGATCCTCACCAAGATCACTATTCTTAAGAACAATTTTAGGTGGAATCTTTTCCACTCTAAGTTCATTAAGAATCTCCCTTTCATGAATCTGTGCCCTGACAAGGTAGTCAGGTTTCTCACGTGCTTCATTGAAATCACCTATATCTTTACCTTCCAGAATACATTGGGCAACACATTTTTGTGAAAACGTGCTAGTACCTCTGGGAAGACCGAGACCACCAAGCGCTCTGGGTAAAACCCAAGAACGATTGGAATGAATCAATCTATCTTTATTATGGTAAAAGAATAACTCTTGTATAATAATCTTCTGTTCATCATCGCATCCGTGTAAGCACGAACTTAGTTGATCACAGATAGGCATCATCTTACTTCTCCACCATGAGGGACGATCTTCACCAACAACAGATCGAGTATCCGAAAGGACTCGACCTTGACCCTTAATAAGGCCAGGATTTAGAGAAAATACTTTCTTAAAAGAATAATATTTTCCATCTATTTCTCCTGTTGGTACGAAGATTTCGCTATTAATCATAGCTAGTCTCTCATGGCAGTAAGATTTTCCTACCGAGGGTGTCAACCCCGCACTACGCGCAACGCGTTCCCAAATCGCCTGAAGGCGTTGGTTACTTCTAAAAAGGCCATCATCACCATTAAATAAGGGTGTAAATATACTATCTACATCCACATATTCTAGTCTGCAATCGAAATATTCTTCCGCAGAGACCCACAAAATGGCAAAATTAATAATACAAAGAGCGGGAAAGCTACTTGGGCTTCCCATCAACTGTCCCCAAACCTGCATCACCTGAGTTTTATCAGGATAATGCATTTGGTGTCCAGACATGCTTTTCCTAAATGCATCTATCTCGAACATGCCCATCCCAGTTTTAAGGGATACATGATCGACATAATGTGCAGAAAGTTCAGGATGAATTCCATCCGTAGCATTCTGGTAGTCAACAGCACTCAAAAATTCTTGAAGAATTGGAGTACTTTTCCACTTTTTGTTATATAACTTCTTAGTTCACTCAATTTAAAACCGTCCTGCCACACAATTCCATCACTGGATTGTTTAGCACAGAACCGGTTTGTAATGACTTCTTCAGTTACAGGCGCGCCAATTAATTGGAACGCCAGCTCTTTCCTTAGAGCACCATGTAACTTTCTTTGAATCATTCTACAAACTTGATAGTTAAGACCAGGACCCGCCGTAATAATACGAGCTTTAAAAGGTTCCAGAACTAAATGGACTTGTCCCATCATACTTGATTCCTTGAATTGACATTCATGGATACAGGTACCGTAAACTTCGTCCATATAGAAGCTACCCCGAATTTCCGCCATACGACATTTATACTCAACAAAACCCAATAAACATGAGTCTGTCTTTATATAACGTGATGAACTAATATCACCTCCAAAGAAAATTTTATCCAGGAGACCATTAGTACCACCTCCCTTTGTTCTGCTACTTTCATAACAGGCACTAGTAGAGGGGGCCGTCCATTTCAGAGTACTACATAACTTAGGATGATAAACCCTATCACATACGCCACTTACCTTAGATTTTAAATCAGGAAGAAATTCCTTTTCGAAATCTTTTCCAAGATAAGCTGCTCCTGTCATATTTGCTTTATGTTTATTCAAAGCATTTTGCTGAGAAGCAAAAGATATAGCAGGGCAGGCACGTTTAATATTCATAAGTGCATTTGCATAACCAACAATCTTATCATTATAATAAAATACCTTTTTACCGGTATTATTTATATAATATGATTGCATTTTATGTAAGCATCGAGAATTGTGTCGAGCTAACCATCCACCCAAAATATATCCATCGGTTTCTAAATAAGAAATCTCGGGTTTAACTGGGAAAATAGTTTGTAGATTTATTTGAGCAAAATAATATGCTGTCTCATACTTAAGAATAATTTCAAAAGTATCTAGGAGCGCATATATAAACCAACGTCCAACACCATCACACATATTAGTGAGGGTTGGGAATCTATTACAATGAACAGAACAAACATCTAATAATCCTATAGCAAACGTCTTTGCCTTTAAAATAGAATCTTCTAAGGCTGCCTGAAAGCAGCTAGATTTTTGACTAATGGGATTTTCTTTAAATCGACCACTAGATTTTGAGTTAGCGTTCTTAACTTTTTTGTTAAGTAAAGCGTTAATCAGAAATTCTTTCAGGGATGAACACAAGCCTTCTGGCAAATGTTCAAAATAACGTAGTAACTCGTTATTGAATTCCTGGGAGTGGTGGCACCGTACTTCCAACAGCAGGATTTGAGCTAGATATTGATCTATACCTCGAATCAGCCTCTGACGTTCGATTAAGAGAGTTTTTATACTTTCT